CCACTCACGAGGCTCAAGGAACTGGCATCCCTTGAACATCTCTGTGTTTTCCTTCAGGTCAGCCTTTGAAACTTTTCTCATAGGATTTCTTTTTGAATTTGTAGCAAGGACACTTACGAATTGCGAGACCGCTTTTTCTTCTTGCCCATACGACATCTAGTTTTCCCTCTGCAAGATACTCGCTTACCTTTCTCTGGCAGACCCTGTGGTTCATCTTGAACTTGCTGGATATCTCTCTGGAAGAAAAGTACCCCGCTGGTACACATTCTTCCGTTACTCGCTTGTAGCGAGTCCTTATCCCATTCAGTTCGTTTAGGAACTGGATTGTTTTGTGTCTCATTCTGAGTGGTGGCTGAAGATGAATTTTTCTCCGACTCGATGGGCTTGCCAGACCTTCCAGTTTTTACCCTGTACAAACCCATATAGCCATCCAGTACCCCACTTAGATGTTGCCAATCGGTTTTTGGCATAACGCATTTCACGCTTTTTACAGAGGCATCCTCCCGAAAAACCAACAGTACCTCGATATCGTTTGGCGTTAGTTTGCTGTATGCTGTGGATATGTCCCATAAGTACTGCTCCTTCTTCCAGTCCGTAATGGATTGCGTGTTCCTCGACTGCTCGTATCCCACAAGTATATCCGTGTACAGTTCGTACTCTGCCAAGCGTGAAAACTCCTTCTTCTGCGTGGTACGGAAGAATCTTCTTACATCCAACTTTCTTAAGGTTGCTTGTAATTTCAGCATCAAGGTCTTCGCAGAAGTCCTTAACAATTCCATTGGTTGACGAGTGGATGAGGTGGTGTAGTCTGTCTTCGTGGTTTCCATAATGAAAAACTGTAGGTTTAAGTTCGTTAATAAATTCTAACCCAGCCTCTACATCATTGTGCAGGGACTCGGCTTCTTCCTTCCCGCTAGCCCCAGACCTGAGGCTTCGGAAATCAAAGCAGTCTCCCAAATGTATGACCTCGTCAGGCTGGTAGTCCTGTAGAAAATCAAACAGTTGTTTGGCGGCTTCTGTATCCACCATATCTCCGTGATTGTCCCCGATAGCGAGGAACTTTACTTTTGGGATTTTGTTTGGCATAGTTCGTATTGTAAAAGTCTGTAGCGTAGGTTCGCAACTTCATCAGTAAGGTACTGCATAGCACGAATCATATCGCCAACAGTTATTGTTGCTTCGTCCATTTGTTCAGCGACAGGAGGTGTTCCCACCGCTTCTTGTTGTTGGCTAGGGTTGCTTTGTATTCCCTCTCCTCCGTTGGAGTCAGTCCCCTTTTGGGTAGAGCGTTTTTTCCGCATTGTCCTCGTTTGCTTGGTGGTTTGTTCATCTAGGAAGGTTATTGAGCCACATTCCGTGCCAATAATCAGCCTCAATTTGCCAGTAGCCTAGTGATGCCTCAAGTCGTGTTACTGCTCTCTTACACTCATCGGGATTGGCATAGTCGGGTGGCGTAAAGCCGTCAGGATGAGTTCTGCGTCCTTGATTGTCAGGGCTATGAATTTCTGGTGCGGACTTTTCCGTGCTTTCCCTAGAAGGTAGGATAAACGGACATCCACTGGGAGTACGGATTTCCTTGATTTTGGTGGCGTTGTGGAGGACATCAATTAGTTCTTCTACGGAAATACCTAGCAGGAATGCACTAGACTTTAGGCTGTTCTGTAGTGTGTGGTTCATAGACAGGAGTTAAGGTAAGTCCTAGCCCTGTTCAGGGCAGGGTCGTTTGATTGGGTGTTGAAGCCAAGCCTAGCCGCACCAGTTACGCCTTTGTTGTAGGCCATATACAGGGTCATCTCATTGACTCTGACTTTACGCTTGGCAAGGGTCTGTGCTATCCATTCAAAGTGCCATCGTGCGACCTGATGAGCCATAGGATAGTTGAAAGCGTTGTCTTTGCAGTATGTCCAAGTTTCTCCATTTCTGCGACAGGCATCTTCCCACGCTGACCGCTGTATTTGGTATCTGCCAAGACTACGGCCTGAATCTCCCACAGCCGTGCATTGTTCGCTAGATTCGATGATGGCAATTTTGTGCAAAAAGGCATCGGTGATTTCCATTGCCTGTGCTTGGATGCACAGGGCTAGGAGTAGTGCGTATTTCATTTGGAAAATGTCCCTGCTAGGAATCGAACCTAGATAATTCGCTTAGAAGGCGAATGTTCTATCCATTGAACTACAGGGACAGATTGGTTAGAACGGAACTTCGTCTTGGGATTCAGTTTCCTGTTCACCGCTTTCCTTGATTGCCCAGAGAGCCTGTGCGGACTTCTTGAGGCTCAAGTCCTTAGGGCCGACTTTGCCAGTCTTTTCCCAAGGCTTCGGCTCCCACTTGTTAGCCCAGTAGTCTAGGTCAGCGTGTGGCAAGTTGTTGAGGGTAGTACCCTTGTTCTTGCCGAACGGCACAGGAAGGTCAAAGTCCACGCTCACGCCAGCCATAGGAGCGGACGAGACAGGAGCAGAAGCCTTCTTAGCAGGGGCAGGAGCAGAGGCGGTCTTGATAACCCTATCCACTTCTGCGTCATCATCAGCCGTAGCCAGACCTCCAACGGAGGCCAAGCAATAGCGTCTTAGGTAGGTCAGGATAGCACCAGCCTGTTGACCAGTAGCCTGTTCACCGACAGGGACGATGCAGGAGGATTCGATGCTCGTGCCGTTCTTGTGGGCGATGATAGTCTTGATGCCGATGCCGTTGTCGTGGTACTCGGAAGTCGGCAACTGGATGACCACGAGGCCGTGCTTGCTGAAGATTGGCTTCAGGTACGACAGGTGAGCCGACAGGCTGGCGAATTTCGACTTGAAATGCGGATTGAAATCATCCGCAACAATGTCCTTGGTCTCATCGTGTACCTTGCCAAGAGCAATGTACAGTTCGGAGAGGTTTGGCTTAGGAGAGTCTTCCATTTTTTCGATTTGCGTCCAGAGTTGATTACTTGCTCTCGACCACTTCATCGTTAATCTTTCGACTATCGTTTGCGTTGATGCGAACAGCCTTCCCTTGGTCATTGATGTAGGAGTAGTAGCGGTAGTGCTTAACCTTAACAGGCTTCAGCAGACGAGCCATTCTGCCGTCAGGCAGGATGACATACTTCTTTGCATTAATGACCTCGATGACGGAGGCCGTGGTTTGGGTTTGGTTTTCCATTTTGGTTTGGGTGAAATTACTGCACGGATGCTCCGTAGATTTTGAAGTAGTCTTTGAGTCTGCGGATAATAGCAGAACCAGTTTCTCCATTCGTGAATCTGTCAGATAGGCCAGTGCCGTTGTAGTTGGTTGTTATGATGGTCGGGCGTTTATTGGATGTACGCTCGTCAATAATGGCAAATAAATCGGTCTCCATCCGTTGGGTCAAGCGTTCTTTTCCTAAATCGTCAACGACCAGCAGTGAGCAGGAAGTCAGCCGCTCAATGACATCTCCGTGGTTCTGGTTAGCAAAGCCCTTCTCAATTTCAGACTCCAACTTACGCATCGTCAAGAAGGTGCTGTGCTTAGGATAGAAGTGTAGCCAAGCCTTGTTATACATCGCCCACGCAGTGCGTGTCTTGCCTGTGCCAGTGATGCCGTGCAAAAGGACGCTCTGCTCTGGCCTATACTCCCTCAAGGCCACCTGCATCTGGGGTGCAAGTTTGCTCTCGATGGTATCGTGGAAGGCAAGAGGTGTGGTAGGATGCACCGACTTAAAGCACCAGTTGTGCTTGTCAAAAACCTCCTTGTAGATGAACGGATACTCGTGGTGTTCCTTACTTTGGAAACAGTCGAGACACACAGCGATGTAAGGCTTAAACTTATCGCTCGTGGAATCCCATACTGGTACTGCGTCTGCCTTGCAATGAATGCACTTAGAAGCCATTGGCGTGGTCGGTGTTGGTTAGCGTTTTGGTCTTGTTACAAGTCATTACAAAAAGACCCTGCCATCCGAAAGCAATGCTTTTGTTTATGGATGCGATGGCGTTCTGTTCGTTCCCCCAACCAGAGAGCATCAGCAACTGCTCCTTCATCGTCATTTCTGACAGAGGCTTTTTAATCTGCTTCCTGTATGCTACCCACTTATCCCAAACCTCCGCAAAGGGCTGTTCGTAAGGAAGGGTTAGGGTAGGTTTATCCTCTTTCTTATCCACTGTTCTATCTGTAGGAAGTCTACTTCCCCCCCTTCGGGAAACAGGCTTCCCCCTCCCTAGGAAATCTGTAGCACCCACCAAGGCTTGCTTCTCCACTGTCCGTAGGATGCGTCTGCCGTTCAGTTCGATGCGTACCACCAACTGGAAGTCGATAAGGCTTTTGAGGACATTCTTGACCTGTCTGTCGCTCAGTTGCAGGGTCTGTGCAAGGTAGCCGTTGGATGCGTAACAGCCCTCTTCGTTATCGAGGGCGTTTACAATTCCGTACACCACCTTCTCGGTGATAGTAAGCGTTTCCAACTGGAAGACCTCTACAGGAATCCAGACACCAGTAAATGACGGCTTGCTCACGACAAGTACTGGCTCAAGTTTAGGCTACCTAGGGTCTTGCTCTCGTAACCAGTCCAAGCCTTGGTGTTGGTGCAAGCCGCAAGGTGCGACAGGTTGCAATCCACGATGTGCTTCCAACTTTCAAGTTCCTTAGCGTCTACATCGTAAAT